CACAGCTACGATGATGAGCAGTGGATTGAAGTGCGGAAGACCTTCAAGGAAGACAACGACGATCAGCTGTACAACATCGCCTTCAACGACATGCAGCTGATTGCTTCCCGGCTCGAAGTCACCTCGCGCCTGAATCGCCACCGGATCATCGGCGATGTGCTGCAGAGCTGGGGTGAGCTGGCCGAGAAGTTCGGCGTGCACGATCAGCCGCTGGACCTGATCAAGTTCGACGGCAATGAAAAGCCGGGCCTGTATCCGGGCGTGAACATCGACATGGTCCGTGACGACATGGGCGGCGTGGAAGAAACCCACTTCCTGCTGCTGCCGGTGATCTCCGACAACCGCTCCTTCCTGCTGGCCACCCGTAAGGAAGTGCGGTTCCTGACCTGGGTCGAGCTGGAACAGATCTGGTCGCTGCACAACCGTCATGAAGTGGTCAACCACGCACATGTCGCCCAGGCAGTGAGCGCATGGGCCGGCAGCTACGTGGACGGAAAGGACCTGCAGGCCATGCTGCGCTCGCTGCGCGCACGCTTCGACCAGGTCCTGCCGATGTCCGCCGATGACTGGTGTGGTGAGCTGAAGCGCGCCAACGCTTTCGTCGGTGAACCGTTCGTCGTCTCCGAGCACGACAACAACATCCGCCTGGTGAGTCGCCGTGTCGAACTGCGCCTGTCGATGGAACCGGTCGGTGAAAGTCCGGACGGTCCGACGCTGAAGCTGAAGGAAGGTGGCCTGGCACTGCACATGGTGCGCCCGGCCGATCAGCAGGCTCGCATCCCGCAGTGGAGCGACCTGACCAACCTCACCCAGCAGGAGGTCGCCGACACCCTGGGTAAGTTGACCGAGCAGTTTCTGCAGAACCAGCTCGAGGCCAACAACGTGGTGGCTCAGCCGCAGAAAACCACCAAAGCCAAGAAGGCTGCCCCGGTCGCCAAGAAGGCCGTGAAGAAAGCTGCTCCCCGCAAGGGACGCTGATCCTGTGATCTGTTCAGGGTGAAGTGTCATGTTCAAGTTCGAGCAACGTAGTTACAGTGCTGATGCGGTCCGTGCTTTAATAGAGCTTGCAGCCCGTGGCGAGTCTAAGGTAGTGGAGTCCGTTCTGGGCATCGCTACTCTTGCTGCGTTCTACAATGCTCGACCCGGCGCCAATTACCAGGTGATGTCTCTGTTGAGGGCCATCTTGGTAGGCATGGCCGGGAATGATCCGGTGGATGTCCAGCTCACGCTGGTTGTGCACCTGATCCGGGTGAGGTTGAAGGACCAGAACGTTCCGCACTACCGCATCCATGAGGCAGCTGAGAACTACGTGCGAGAGATGGACCTGTCCCCACTCTTCAAGTTGCAGGTCAAACAAGCCCTGTTTGATCGAGGTGAGGTTTCCGGCAACGGCATCACCATCTTGCGTCAACGGAGCTGACATAAACCCCTCCCACCCTTTGCGGGGTGGGAGGGGACTTATGCCGTTACTGTGGCGTCCAGCCGTTTTGACGCATGAACGCTTCGTACTGGGCGATGACCTGCGTCAGTTCGGAGATTCGTGCGTTGGCAGCCAGCAGGCGGGCCAGGTCGGTTTCACTGTTGGTGATCGCATCCTGTCGAGCCTGCATCCAGTTGGCGTGCTGAGCAGCCGTCATGTAGTTATCGCTGGGGGCGACGTTGACTTCCACCGTAGCCTGTACGCCAGTAACACTGGCCACAGCCGTGGTGATCTGATCCTTCAGATACGTCAGGTCCATCGAGTCGGGAATCGCACCCATCGAGATACCCATCACCACATGGCTGTAAGCCACGTTGTCCATCAGGGGGTAGCCCGTCAGGTAGGTGGTGGGAATGTACATGTTCGGTCGGGTACGCGAAGCCAAGGTGACAATCTTGGCACCGGCAACCTGATCGGCCTGGTACTTCTCACGCGGCACGTTGTGCGGCTTGTACACCAGATCGAAGACATCCACACCGAGATCGGTGAAGTCCGCGAAATCACGTACAGCAATGCACTCATACACCGAGTTGGCCGGCATCTGCCACGGCGAGGCCACCTGATAGAAACCCACCGCACCGATCTGAGGAATGATCGCAGACATCGCTTACTCCTTAGGTCAGTTCGAGGATGTACAGGTCGAACTCGGTATCGGCCACGGCACCGTTGGCGTCAGTTGCACGCACGGTGAGCTTGGTCGGGCCGCCACGACGGAAGGTCGCGCGATACACGCCGGTCACCGGATCGATGCTCTGGGCTTCGACGTAGTCGTGCTTGGGCTTGGGCAGGCTGTAGGTGTACGGAGCGGTACCGCCCAGTGCACGGAACAGTTCCTGGTACTCGTTGCTCTGACTACCGTTCTCCAGCGTGGTCACTCCTTCCACACCCTGCACGGTCACGCGCAGCGGGGAGCTGGTCACCGGCGGCGAAGCCCGGTTGAAGGACAGCTTGGACACCACCAGGTACTGCACGTTCTGGTAGCTGGAGACCACGTAGATCACCGAGCTACCATCAGCACGCTTGCGCGTCAGACGGGTGTAGCCGGCCGGGATGTCGGAGAACTCGGTCATGTCCTCGGCGATCTTCATCAGCGTGTGGAGTTTCTCCACAAAGCCCTGCGTGATCGGGTCCATGCGGTCATGGTCCAGATGGCTGGTGCTCACGGCGATGTAGTCGGTCCACTGGTCGAAGAACTTGTTCACCCCATCCCGGTTCTGCGGACCGCCCACGGCCAGCAACGTCACGGTCTTGTAGGAGGTCGGAACCACCGAGTTGACCTTGTCGATGTGGGCGTTGTTGTAAGCGGTACCGATGGAGAACAGGCGAGCCAACGGATTGGCGCGAGCCACTTCCACCACCGGCGAGTACAGACCCGGGTCCAGCGTCTTGTTGGGAATCGCGTAGGGATTCCACTGCGGGATCAGGATGAACTCGGTGGAGGTGAAGATGTCCGGGAAGATCTCAGCCCATTCCTCACGGGTATGGGTGGAGTTGCCCAGAATCCACTCGATCAGACGTTCCTTGTAGGCGTCGATGTTGTCACCGGCCGCACCGTAGATCAGCGAACGCCAGTTGGTCGGCAGACGGTAGGTCGGGTCATCCGGATCACGGAACTCGAACATCGTCGACTTGGCGATCGTGTAGGGATCGCCGGCGGCCAGCTGCTGCAGCTTCAGGAACACTTCTTCGTCGGTCCGCTTGGCAACCAGCTCTTCGACTTGACCGCGGGTCTTGAAGAAGTCATCCAGGTTGTCAATCGGTGCCAGATGGGCGAACTCGTATTCGTCGTACTGGGTGGAGAAGGCCGCGTTGGACATCCACAGCTTGACACGGGCCTTGGCCATGTAACCCGGGCTCGGGTCGGCACGGGCGGCGAGGAACGCATCACCGTTGATGCTCTGCAGCTGCTGCGGCTGGTCTTCCAGCAAGTAGAAGGTGATCGACTCGGGCAGCCAGATGGTGCCCTGCTGGATCATGGTCGCCACGGTCACATCGTAGATGCGCGTACCGAATTCAGCCAGCACCGCCTGACGGAAGATTTCCGTGCTGGCAGTGAAGCTGCCATTCATGGCTTCGTTCCACATCCACGTGCCCATCGTGGCCAGCAGATCGCCGATGGTCAGGGGCGTATCCACCGCACCGTCGGCGGCCGTGCGCGAGGAGAACACGGTGGCCGTGATGGCCGTGCTGTTGGAACCGGCCACGCCGGCAGTGAACAGCTCACGGTCACGGGAGAAGGTCTGGCTGCGAACGCTCAGTTCACCCAGCGGGGCAACCTGATGTTCATCGTTGTTGGTCAGCGCACCGAAGGACATGAAAGCCTTGCAGCTGAACGTGTCCGCGCCCTCGGGCAGTTCCGGGGTTTCACCACCACCACCGCCGTTACCGTCGGGGTCTTGCACCAGCATGTCGATGGCGTAGACGTTGCCGGTACGCACACGCATCTGGATCACGAACGGGTAGTCCGGTTCCAGATTGACGCCGTAGTTGAAGGTCTCACCCGGCTGCAGCTCGATGCTGTCGTTCCAGGCGTTGGGACCACTCTGGGAGAAGTAGAGCGTGACGATGCTGGCGCCGCGGTTGTCGAACACCGCATGGAAGGTATCGCCGGCGGCCGGCATCGCATTGTCCGGGGACTGCAGCGTGACCTCGTTGGAGCCAACGACAGCGATGGACCCATTGCTGGAGTTGTAACCCTCCGGCGGAACGTTACCGAAGTCATCGGTGAACGCATTGGGGTTCTTGAAAATGTTCATGGATTACTCCGGTACGGGGTAGCGGCTGGATAGGACAGGCACTGGTTCAACTCAGACGGATACACTCGGCGCATTGCCCGAGCTTTGCTGTCCTTGTAAATCCGGTGGTGATACAAAACGTCAGGCAGGTCAATCACGTTCAAATTGGCAACGTGAGCGATCTGGGCAATGTCGCCGGCGCAGGGGTAGGGGCGATGATCAATGATGTGGATGCGCCGATATACAGGAAGGTGGTGCCGCTGGTGACCTGGACGGTTACCCACACCACAATGTTCCTGCTCTTTCGGAAAGACAGCATCGGGCCATGACTGCAAAGCCTTTGCGATCACCGCAAAGGCGCTCGGTTCGATGTAATCGTCGTCATCAACATATGTCACGTATGGCGCAGAGCCTTGCTGGTAAGCCAGCCAGCGCCCTTTGCCGATATGTCCGTCCACCCCTGCTTGCACGAACAACTGAACTGGTACTGGCGATTGAGAGATCGCCAAGGAGATACTATCCAAGCACTGCAGTACCCAAGCCTTGGGAGTCGAAGGACTCACGAGCACATGCACGTCTATTGACAAGGATTGGTCGTACATAGATAGCCCTCCACCGTCTATACCATTAATCGCTTCGAGGCCCACAATGCCTTTCCTCGGTATTTTCACCGCACTGGTAAGGCTCTTCTGGCCCTTCATCAAAGAGTCTCTGCTCAAAGATGGAACGCTGAAGGACTTCATCAGTAAGAATCGAACCACGTGCATTTGGCTGGCAATGATGCTGGTCATGCTCTTGGGTCAGGGCTACCTGTTTCACGAAGCACACTCCGCGCGCATCATCACTGCCCGCACAGTGACGCAGATGAATCAGATGACGGTCAACCACACCTTGCTCCGTCAGCAGTACACCATGTTGGAAACCGACCGTAATGCGTACCGGGACAAGGTCAAAGACCTGCAGAACCAGTATGACTTGCTTGAGGCCACGCATGGCGAGATGTCGGCTGATAACGAACGCTACGAACGCATCCTGCGTGCCTGTGGCGTGGATTTGAAGTTCGAAGGTACTACCCCGCCCCAATGTCGAGCCCGCGCTGCACCAGCGCGTCCGAAGCCTGCCCGGCCCCGTCCGGTCAGCCCACCCATCACTGAAATCCCGGAACACCAACCGGAGCCTGCCAAGAAGCCTTCCGCTTGGGAGCGACTCAAGGGCATTTTCAGCCGCAAGGATAAGGACGGCGAATGAAATCCACCGCCAGTGCCTCATTGCTCGTTGCCATCCTCCTGTTGACCGGGTGTGTTGGGTACTTCCATATCGGAGGTTCCAGCACCCGGCCCAACAAGGTGGAGATTCGCTACGGGCAATCCCCCGCACCCGTGTCTCGCTGTCCACCCTACCAGCCTCCGGCTGATAAGGAATGGCCGGCCTACCCGCAGTTTGTTGGGACCGAGTCCGATGATGAGATCATCGATGCTCTGGGCCATGAACTGGTTGCCCTTCATCAACGTCATCGTGACTACGTGCAGGATAACCAGAAGAAGTATCAAGAGTACGTCCAGCGTTGCATGTCACAGTAATTCTCGATCGCTGGGCGAAATCATACAGTCCTGTACCATGGAATATTCATGTCCACCGAAGCCAAGCCCGCCCTGAATGCGGTATTTTACACCGACGGCGGCTACCGCCAGACCGTCCAATTGGGCGGCTGGGCCCTGCACGGTTACACCTACACCGATGAAGTGCCCAAGACGGGTACTGGCCACAAGACGGCGTACCTGACCCGTAAGGGTTACCTGACCAACACCGAAGTGCATGAAAAGAAGATCCCTGAAGAGGAGATCGCCAAGCACACCGACATCGTGGTCCAGGAATACGTCAGCTCCTTCGGTAGCCTGCTGCCGCCGGTCACCAACAACACGGCCGAACTGCATGCCTTCACCAAGGCACTGGAGTTCACGATCGAGAAGAAGATCGAGAACGTGATGTTGCGCATCGACAGCAAGTACGTGATGGACAACTATCGCGACCAGATGGACAAGTGGCGTGCCAACAACTGGCTGAAGGCCGATGGCCAACCGCCGGCGAACGTGGATATGTGGAAGCGCGCTGCGGAACTGAAAGCACAGCTGCGCGAAGCCGGTATCAAGATCGACATGCTCTGGGTCAAGGGGCATTCGGGTGAGTTCGGCAATGACATGGTGGATAAGTATTGCACCCGTTCCATGTTGGCTGCGGCCAACGGTACGCCGGTGGAATACCATCAGGTCTCCAGCGCCAAGGGCTTCTGGTCGCGCAAGACCGATCGCTCGCGCATGGTGCATCTGCCCCACTGGTACTTCCATGCCCTCAACCGTGACGGGTACAAAACCCCGGACGGTCGCACCATCTACTACACCGGTTTCTCCGGCAAGGGTGGCGCGAAGAAGGATGGCGATGACAAGAAGGAAGTCGATCCGCTGGAACTGTTCGGTAAGCGCGTGTCTGACGCTCGCTTCTCCGTGGCATACCTGCGCGAAGGCGACCCGGTCATGGAGTGCCTGCGTGAGACCTGCATCGAGATGGCCGAAGGTCGTTACTTGGGTTTGATGGTGGGAGAGCTGCGTAACATCCTGTCTTCTACCCATTATCTGGAGATCGAAGAATTCGGTGCCAAGTTGCTCAAGCGCGATCATGCGCGCCTGCGACTGAGTAACGTCGTCTCCGCCGGTGAGGAGGTTTTGCTGACCCGTGAGATTCGACCGGCACGCCTTGCGTACTCGGCGATCGACACGCTCAATGCACTCGAGCGCGTACTGGCGGCACATGTGGAAAAGCCCAATCAAGGTGCTATGCGCAGCACTGAGATTACGGACATACTTTATGAGACTGACGGTAGCAAGAAGAAAAGCGCTGTCAAGCTCAAAAGCCACATCTCCTCTACCCTACGGTCGTTGGATGTGAAAGCCGGGTATGCCGTACGTGCTGAAGATCACGCAGAATTCACACTCAAACTGACACTGGGTTTGGACCTGCCGGATCGAAACACGTTGGCTGCGCTGGCTAGCGAGGGGGTGCGGGCTTGGGTTGTGACTTGGCCCGAATCCGCAGAAGCTATTCGCTATGCAACCATTGTCGACTCGGACGGAGATATTGGACTGTGGTGTGCTGCCTACTCCAATCTCCAACTGATCAAGCCCTAGCTTGATTGGTCTCAACGTACCCAGGGGAGCCGGTGCTCCCCGACATCCTTAGAGGTGTTTTCATGAATGTGTCGTTGAAGCAGCAAGAGTCGGTGGCGGAGCGTGACTCGTTTGTCGATAACATGCGACAGAAGCTGTCTGCGTTGCGCGATCGAACCATTCTGTTTCTCTTGTCTCGCATGACCAACACGCATGCGAAGCGCATCCTGTTTCTTACATCGCTGTACTGTCGAGTAGTCAGGCTCGAACATCTGCGCGATGACACCATCGATCAGCTCAATGGACTGCTGGCTCTGGCCAAGCGGAAAGAAGCACTGCGCCTTCCGGCAGCGGTACAAGGGATTGTCTGGACTGATGAACTCAGCTCCCAGGTGCGGGCAGAACTGCACCAGAGCGAGTTCGACGAAACCAAGGCGGTGGAGTTGGCCCGTCGAGTAATTGACGGATCGAAATCGTGGATGCTCTATGGTAAGAGCGGTGAGATGGAACAGGACATCATCACGATGTTCCGCGACATTCACGACGAAAGTCTCCGCGTACCGGCTATGGCATAATGCCACTAGCGTCATAAGCCCCTCCTGCCCCGTGTGGGGCAGGAGGGGCGCTATGCCGTTACTTGGCCTTGTTCATGGTGATGAACGTATTGATCGCCTTCTGAGTCTCGGTGATCGAGTTGCTCAGTTCGGTGATGCGATACCGCAGCAGGCCGTAGTGTTCCAGCTCACGGGCCAGCTGGAAGGTGATGTCCGACAGGTTCTTCACCGCCGCCGGGCTGGCGATGTCCGGATTGCCGTGGACCATGGTGACCAGCTCGCCCATCATCATGGTGATGCGTTCGGTCAGCTTGACGATGCGCTTCTGCCCATCCAGACCGAAGGCCCGCTCCAACTTCTCCAGTTCCTTGACCAGATCGTAGATGTCCTGGTTGCGGTGGAAGGCCTTGCCGTACTTGACCAGGCTCTCGCGACGACCGCTGTGGGTGAAGCTGTCCTGGATCTTCTTTTCCACGGCCTTGGTGTCGTGCAGACGGAAGCCGGGGATCTGCAGGTTCTGGCTCAGGTTGCGCAGGTTCTCCGGCGCGCCCAGCATCGTGCCCAGCCACGTTTCGAACGGCGCGAGCACTTCGGACTCCAGCTTGTCAGCCAGATCGCCGGACTGGTTCAGCACACGCACGTAGGCCAGCAGGTCGGTGGCCAGGCCCTCGGGAACCAGCACATCGATGTTGCGGATGTCGGCGTAGTTGATGTGCGTCAACTTGTCGGCCGTGTCGCGCAGGTCCTTGGTCTTGAAGTAGAACGTGCCGGGGTTACCCATGAACTTCGCATAGAAGGTCTGGGCACTGCCGAACAGGGCTGGCAGGCGAGCCACGGCAGCACGCAGGGAGTCGGCGCCAGCGAAAGATTCCACAGCGATGATGTCACGCTGGGTCTGCAGCGCTTCCATCGACTGGGAGGCATCGGCAGGGAGTTGGATATGGTACATGGCAAACACCTTTGGTAGATGGAAATCGGCAGACCGTAGTCTTCATACAGTTACGCTAAAAAATCACGTAGGCAGGCTATTCTATAGCACATCCTTTCGCAACACTCCAAGGCCCATCCATGTCAGCAGCCATTGACCTTTTCGCAGATTTCGAACCGTCCCCGGAGATTCGCCCCATCATGAATGTGGGTGCCGGTCTGGACGTTCCCACCGGTACGCTGGTGTGGGGTGAGCGGGGCGAGACCTACATCAACGGCGGTTTGCCGTACGTGTCCGGCGTTGTGGGCCGTGGCAACATGTTCAAGTCGGTGTTCAGCCTGTACTTCGTTCTGTCGGCGCTGAACCGCTACCGTCGTGCCAAGGCACTGGAGTACGACACCGAAACCTCGGCCACCATGGGCCGTATCCACATGCTCAGCAAGCATATGGAAAACCTCGCTGGCGTCCATCTGGATGCCGCTGGCCGCTTCCGCCTGACCGACAACACCGTCATGTACGGTGATGAGTTCTGGGTGCTGGCCAAGAAGATGTGTCAGGTCAAGCTGGACAACGCCAAGGCCTTCACCTGCACGGCGCCGTTCCGTACCGAGAAGAAAGAGATCATTCAGATTCTCGATCCGAC